ATGCAGCGAGGGATAGACAGAAGTTTATCCCTTACATTATTTTACGAAAGGATAAATAAAATGACATACATAGAATTAATAAATGCTTTCGAAATTTGGCTCGAAACTAATTATTTGCCTGTTCCATCACAATTATTATGGTATAAGTTGATTAGATTGTTTAATAGATGTGGATGGGCTGAATGGATTTCAGTAGAAAACCAAACTTTAATGAGTGTTATGAAAATAAAAAGAGAAGCTACGTTTATAGAAGTAAGAAATAAGTTATTGGATGCAAAATTTTTTGAATATAAAAAAGGCAAAAAAGGAAGTCCTAACCAATATAAAATTAATACTGACGTTTTTGAAAGTATAAACAGTAGTAAAAAGCGGAGTAAAAACAGTAGTAAAAAACGAAGCTAATACCGAAAACATAAATAGACTAGACAAAGACATTTATATTAATTTATTTAATAAATATAAAAAGCAAATCGAAAGCAAACCGTTTTATAAAAAGGTTTCAGTTATTTCAGAGTGCCAAAATGAAGATGAATATAAAAATATGTCTTCGGATAGTCAAGAAAAGTTGTTTATGGATTTAATGAGTTTGAAATAAAGAAAGGAATAGTTGCACAAACGAAGCAGGTAATAAAGAATATTGATACATTGCAAAATAATCAAGAAACAAGAGAGTATACTCCAAAAGCAGTAGAAGATTTGAAATGTGCAAAAAAGAAGAAGGGGACGGAAGAATAATGGGAAAAATAAGAATTTTAGGAGTGAATATAGAATACGATGCAGGAAATATAAGAATTTTAGATTCATACAAGGTTCATTCTGCAGCATATATGCAAATGATATTAAATATGTTTGTCATCAAAACTGGATTTAAAAGTAAAAGAACAATGAAAAGTTGGCTGAAAGAATGGAAAACACATAACAGATTGCACAGGTTAGGACTATTTAAAAGCCACACAAAAGATTGTGATTTAGAAGAAAATGAAAAAGCACATAGATTAATAGCATATGAGATTTTAGGGAGATTCTAAAATTAGAAGGAGTAAAGAGTTATGAGTGATTTAACAGATGAAGAGATAATAGCAACAAGAAGATTACACGGATTAAATGATGATCTATTTAAGATAGAGAAAAAAATAAATAAACAAGAAAAAGAGTTAAATGATTTAGAAGATTTTGCAGACTTGTTGAGACCAGAACAGAGATATTATACAAACATAATTAAAAAGTTAGTAGAAAATGCTAGAAATAGAGGTAAACAATGATAATAGTAAGTCAAGGAAAAGATGAATTAGTGAATTTTGACAGAATAGAAAGCATATGGATAGATGTAGAAGAAGGTAGAGTTACAATTGAGGCAACAGCTGATACAAATTCTACATTAGGAACATACTCAACAGAAGAAAGAGCAAAAGAAGTTTTACAAGGAATTATTAATGCTTATGAAAAAGCAGGAAATATAGCTTTTGAAACTAGTGAAGATGAAAGATTAATGAGATTAACACATAATTCAAGTGTATTTGAAATGCCAGAAAAGTAGGTGGAGCAAATGGAAGATAAAATTGAAGTAAGAGAATATGTGAGAACTAAAGACGGGATAATAGCTCAAATCAAAAATATAGACTATGAAGCTGAAATATATAGATTTGATAGAACTATTTATATCAATGATTTTGGAATGAAAAACGATGTACTTTATAACAATGAAATGTTTAAAAAAGTGGTAGTAAAACATAGCAAACAACTAATAGATTTAATAGAAGTTGGAGACTATGTAAACGGAAGAAAAGTAAAACATATTGCTATGTTTGAAGGATTTCCAGATTATCCAAAATTAATATTTGTTGATGAAACACATTTAATACCAGACGATACTTGTGCAATACTAACCAAAGAGCAGTTTGAGGCTAATTGCTATAAAGTAGGAGGAGAAGATGATGAAGTATAAAGAATGTATAAAAAGAGTAGGACTAAAAAATGTAATATTATACGAAATGTTTTATGTTTTAGAAATTATTTTGAATTTACCTTATTTAATATTACGAGGAATAGCCATTATATATGATAATATACTTGAATTTATTGTATTTATAACTGAAAAACAACAGAATTTGTTAGCACGAATTTTTGGGAAAACAAGAATAATTAATTTAAGTAAACTAAGCAAGAAAATAGACGATTTTAGAGTAAAAACAATTAAAGGATTAAAAAAGTAGGAGGAGAAGATGAATAGAGAGATAAAATTTAGAGGAAAAGATATATTACATAAAAGTTGGCAATATGGAAGTCTTGCAAAAGATGAGCCTCAAAAATCATATTATATTATAGACAATGAATATGGAAGAGGAATTGATGTTGATAAAGAAACAGTAGGACAATACACAGGGCTACACGATAAAAACGGAAAAGAAATATATGAGGGAGATATATTGAAAGTATACTATAAAGGGATGTCAGGAGTAGGTTATGTAGAATACGACAATGATTACTGTGAATACAAAATAATTATAAATACTGATAAAGATTATTTTAGCTTATGGAAAAGCATAGATTTAGAAAAAATAGGCAATAAATACGATAATCCAGAGTTATTAGGAGGAGAATAGATATGTTAAAAATAAGAGATGATGTAGATTTAAAAGAACTTGAAAAGTTTGGATTTTTAATAGATAAGAGTGGATTTTGTGAAAAAAGATTAGAAAATGATGTAGATAGCCAAATAACTATAAATATTACTCACAATAGATTTATTAATATAGATATTCAATATGGAGAATGGCAAGGAAGTTCAACTTTATATGAGCAATTAACAATTTTATATGATTTAATCAAAGCAAATTTAATAGTAAAGGAGTAAAGTTATGAAAAATATATTAGCAGAAAATTTAAATTTAAAATTAAAAGAAGGACACGCAGTATGTTTTGACTTTGATGGAGTTATTCATAAATATTCAAAAGGATGGCAAGACGGAAGTATATATGATGAACATAACAAAGAAATAATTAACTTAATGTGTTTTTTACAAAAGGCAGGAATACCGATTTTTATATGTTCTACAAGAGAACCAATGCAAATAATAAGTTGGTGGAATAAACAAGGATTTTGGTGCCAGGCTGTAAGCATAAGTAATGACAAAACATTTTGGAATGATTTGAATTGCATAGGAGTAACAAACAGAAAACTACCAGCTCAATTATATATAGACGATAGAGCATATAATTATAGTGAACAAACAATGAAAGAAATAATATTAGAATTATCAGTAAAGGAGTAAATAAGATATGAGTGAAGAAATTATAAAAGTAATAGATGAATTAGGAAAAAGATTCGGAATTGTAATAGATTGGAGCAACCAAAATATACTTCCATATTTGCAAGAATTATTAAAAAGGTTTATATGTTATCGAAATATAACAGCGTGTGTGTGGATAATACTATCAATAGCAATGACAATAGGCGGAGTTGTAGTGTTTAAGTTTTTAAATAAATGGAGAAAAAGCGAGAATTATGATAGTGATTATTGTGGTGATGACGAAGTATTAGCTTTATTTGGATATATATTTTCAATATGTATGATAGCACTAGGAATAGGATTAATAATTGGAAACATGATTGGAATTGCAAAAAATATATGTATGCCAGAAATGGTAGTATACGAATACATAAAAAATATTCAATAGAAAGGAGTAATACATAGTGAAAAAAATAATACAAACAATAAAGCTTAGACGATTAAAAACAGAATTTAATAAAGAAATTATTGAAGATCAAAATAAAAATGAATTTCTAGTATTGTTTAGAGATGGTACTTGTAAAGAAGTTAATTGTAAAGATGATTTGATAGATATATTAAGAAAAGACCATATAAAGCCGATACGATATGTCTTTAGTATGTCAGATAGAATTGTACTTGATAGAGATATATTAATAAATCAGGAGGAAGGTGCTTTAAGTGAAAGAAAATAGTATAGAGGAAGCATTGAAAAAATTAACAACTGGCAAAAAAATGAAAATGTATGAGCTGTTGAGAACTTTCAAAAGAGAAGGCATTGAAAATTTTGTTATTACAAGAAAGAAGTATGTTGATGTTATTTTATCAGATTATAAAAGATTACAAGAAGAATTTAAACAAGTAGACCATGAATGCGATAGATTAGAAGAAAAAGAAATTAAATTAGAAAAAGAAAATGCACAATTAAAAGAAGATATTAAAGAAATGTATTTTAAAGAAGTAGTTATAACAATTATGTGCGACAATTTTAGTTTAAGCAGAAATGAAGCATTAGAGTTGTTGGGAGATGAAGAATAAATGAACAAGGAAGAAAAGAGAGCTATTGAAAAATTTAGAAAACTTGGAATAAAAAAGTTTAGAGAAGAAAAGCTTACAAATGAAGATTTACCAAGTTATTTTGAATTTGTAATAATATTAAATCTAATCGAAAAACTACAAAAAGAGAATGAAGAATTGAAAATAGTAAAATCTGCAATACAAACATTACAAATAAATTCGATGGAAGATGAAAAATATATTGTAATATCCAAAAGTAGTTTTTTTGATGGAAGTTACAAACATTTATTAGATGAGTTTATTCCAATTCAAAAAGTAAAAGACAGGATAGAAAAATACAAAAAATTAAGTGATAAATTCTATGTAAAATTCTTAGAGAGTGATAGATATAATACTGATATACGAGAAAAAGGAATAAAATGCGATGCAATAATATTAGCACTTGAAGAACTAATAGAAGAAAGAGAGGAAAAATAGAGAAAACAACAAAATATAAAAACAAAAAATAGTAAATACTACACAAGAGGTGTAGTAAGTGACAGATAAAGAGATAATAGAGAAGTGGAAGGCAGGATTAAGTAAAAATAAATTAGCAGAAATATATAGAAGAGAATACAATCAGCAAATAAAGATAATAAGAGCAAGTATAAGACATAGACACGATGGAACATTTATAAGCAATTATGAGGCGCTAGCAAAAGTGGAGAGAGTAATATATAGACATTTGAAAATAAAAGATTCAAAATAAATAATATATAAGAAAGTAGGAAATAAAATGAGAAAATTTGAATATGTAAATAGAGTAATAAGTACTGGATTTGAAACAAAAGAGCCAGATTTTAAATTGCCGGAAAGAAAGACAAAGAAATCAGCTGGATATGATTTTGAATGCATAGAAACAATTATAATACCACCTTATAAAATAGGAGATAAACCAATATTTGTACCAACAGGAGTAAAGTGTAAAATGCAAGATAATGAGTTTTTGATGTTAGTAAATAGAAGCAGCAATCCTAAAAAGAAAAATTTAGTTATTCCAAATAGTATAGGAATAATAGATGCAGATTATTACGAAAATGAAGAAAATGATGGAGAAATAATGTTTACTTTTTACAATTTAAGCTCAGAACCAATAACAATAGAAAAAGGATATTGTATAGGCCAAGGTATATTTCAAAAATATTATACAACAGAAGATGATAAGGCAGTAGGAAAAAGAATGGGAGGGTTTGGAAGTACTAATAATAAGAAAGGAGAAAGTTGAATGAAGTTAGACAAAAGAATAGAGCAAGCAATAGGCTACAATGTAAAGCAAATATTAATAAATAATAAATCATATAAAGCTTTAGAAGAAGAAACAAAACAATTATTACGTCAAAGTAATGTAAATATAATATTTGATGAGAATCAAAAAGAATTTATGTGTAAATTTGAATAGGAGGTACAAATGAATAAAGAAACTTTAATAGAATTATTGAGAGATTATAAAGAAAATAAGGCAAAATTAAATATTAAGCTTAAAGAATTGAAAACAGCAAGATTAAATTTAAAGAGCAATGATTTTGAAACAAGTACAACATCGATGTTTGGAATTAATCAAGATATACATAGCAAGAATAAAATTAGCAACAAAGTTTTAGCGAAGATTGAAGCTAATGAGAAAAAGAAAGAAGAAGCGGAACAGAAAATAGAAGATCTAGAAAAAGAAGTTAGAGAATTAAGAGAAAAAGTAGATTTAATAGATGATAGATTAGCTGCATTAAAATATAAAGAAAAAGAGTTGTTGATTGCCTATCATGTAGAAGGTAGAACATATTCAGACATAGGAAATAATCTATACTTTAAATTATTTAATCAAACAAGAGATGCTGATACAATAAAAGATATAGTAGGAAAAGCAACGGAAAAAATGTTAAAATTATAAAATACCCTATTTTTCCCCTCAAAATAAGGTATTAATTACTAAATGTATATAGTATAATAATAATAATTAAATTACCGTAAGTTAAGTGAAGAATAACACTTAAAGGTAACCAAAATTCCCTATGGAAAGAGTAAATGTTAAAAATGTTTACTCTTTTATTTATGTTTAAATTATAAGCTATTACCATCAATGCTAGATAAGATGATAATATAAATGTATCAAAATTGATACAAACTCCGAAGATTCTTTTGTTTTATTATATTCTCTCTTGAACTTTCTAGCAGTTCAAATTAATTTTAAATGGAGGACCTGTATGAATAAAATATATGAAATATTAGAAGCGAAAAAAAGAAACCAATTAGAAGAACAAATCTATAAAAACTATAAAAATTTTTCTAATAAAGAGTGTTTTAATTACAATCATTGTATGAAAAGAAAATGTAAAGATTGTTCAAAAATGAAAAAATGTACTACTTAATATTACGGGGAGATGATATTATGAGAAAAAGACATCCGGGTGGAAGACCGCCAAAATATACAGAAGCTGAAAAGATGGAATATAAAATAAGTAAATATTTTGAAAGTTGTTTTATTCCTTCAAGGGATAGAGCCGGGAATATTTTAAGAGATGAAAAACGGAAATGTAATAAAGACTCAAATAAGACCTTTTACTATTTCTGGTCTTGCTGATGCATTAGATATGAGTAGGCAATCACTATTGAATTATAGTCAAAAAGAGGAGTTTTTTGACACGATAACGCGTGCAAAAAGGAAATGTGAAGTATATGCAGAAGAACAGTTATTTGACAAGAGTGGAGTTACTGGTGCAAAGTTTAGCTTGGCTAATAATTTTGATGGTTGGAAGGATAAACAAGAAATTGAACATTCAGGTCTTTTAAAATTGGAAGATGTTTTATGATATATACGGCCCAGACTTTAATAGAAAAAAGAAAAGAAAAATGGGAAAAGTCTCAAAATATTGAAGAAGATAAGAGATTTAGAGAAGCCGTTGCAAATGAGTTATACCTAAACCGAATGCTTTTAGCAGAAGTAAAAGAAAATCCTGAATATCTAATAGAATTAGAATTTGTTATAGTTAATAAGAAACAAAAAACGGTACCATTTTTTATAAATGATGTTCAACAGGAATTTATAAAGATATTAAACCAAGCCAAAAAAGATTATGCAAAAGGATTAATAACAGATATGACGTTTTTAGTATTAAAAGGTAGACAACAAGGCTTCACATCACTAATAACAGCATATCAATTAGCTTTTTCTCTATTAAATCGAAACTTTCAAGGTTTTACTTTAGCTGATAAGACCGATAATACAGAGTCTATATTTCAAAATAAAGCTAAATTTCCATATGAACAGCTTCCTAATGTTATTAAACCAACTGAAAAGTTTAATAATAAAAGACAATTACTATTTGAAAAGTTAAATTCGAATTGGAGTGTAGATACCGCAACAGAAAATGTTGGACGTTCAAGGACAATTAATTTTTTTCATGGTTCTGAATGTGCATTTTGGAAAAGTATTTCAAAGGTTCAAGCTGGATTAGGAGAGGCTTTTACAATAGATTGTATAAAAATATATGAAAGCACTGCAAACGGATATAATGATTTCCAAAAAATGTGGGAAAATGGCAGTGGAATAAAATGTTTTTTTGAATGGTGGAAAACAAAAGAGTACAGAACAAATTTTGAAAATGATGAAATAAAAAATACTTTTATAAACAAGATATATAGTAGCAAAGATTGGATCTTCGAAAGAATTAAAGTTTTAATAGAATCGAAACATTTAAGTCTTGAACAGGTATATTGGTATTATAAAAAATATGAAAATTATATTGATAAAGATTTAATAAAGCAAGAATATCCTTGTAGTAGTGAAGAAGCTTTTTTAGCATCTGGGGATTGTGTTTTTGATAAAGAAAAAATAATTAATAGATTACAAGAGTTGCAAATGCCTATTAAACAAGGATATTTTAAATACGAAACATATTATAACGAACAAGAAAATGAAGTACTAATAGCTGATAGTTCAATTCAATGGTTTGATAGTCCACATGGTTATATAAAAATATACGAAGAACCACTTGAGGGATATCCTTATGTTATCGGTGGTGATACAGCCGGTGAGGGTTCTGATAATTTTGCTGGTCAAACATTAAATAATGTAACTGGAAATCAAGCAGCTGTATTAAAGCATCAATTTGATGAAGATATGTATGCAAAACAGATTTATTGTTTAGGCATTTATTATAATAATGCATTGATTGGCGTAGAAACTAATTATAGCACATATCCAAACAAAGAATTAGAACGATTGCAATATCCTAATTTATATATAAGAGAGAAAGAAGATACATATACTCATAAGACAATTAAATCATATGGATTTGAAACTAATAAGAAAACAAGACCTATAATAATAGCAGGATTAGTAGAAGAATATAGAGATAATATTAAGCTAGTAAATGACAGAGATACATTAAAAGAAGCTGTAACATTTATAAAAAATGAAAATGGTAGACCTGAAGCACAAGAGGGGTATCATGATGATTTAACAATGGCAAATGCAATAGCACATTATATAAGGCCTGCTCAAACATATTTGATTCAGAAAAAAGAAACTGAAAATATTAACAAATATAATCCGTTAGATGACTTATATGAAGATGACTCAATAAATTCAGATTTTGGAATGCAAATAAATATAATATAAGGTGATAGAAAATGAATATAATTTTGATTATGATAGCTACTGCAGCTATTTTTTTTATTGGAATAAGAGTTGGATATAATATGGGACTAAAAGAATATAAAACTTTTTCAACAGGACCCAAAATACAAAAATTAAAAAGAACGATACCTTTTACAAAGGAATATAAAGAAGAACAAAAAGAGAAAGAGGAAATTATTAGATTGAATAAAATAATGAATAACATAGATAATTTTAATGGAAAGAAAGAGGGGCAGGTGGATGTTGATTAATGGATGAAGAAAATTTGACACAAATCTGGAAACAATATAGCCAAATTAAACAATACTTAACTGGTAAAAACTATTATGAACAATTAGAAATGAATTATAATTTTGCAAAAGGAGATCAGTGGGAGAACTTGAAAAGTGGCGGAATGCCTATGCCTGTTGATAATATTATTACTCCTGTTTGTAATTATAAGATTGGTGTTATTTCTCAAAATAATATGACTATAACATTTACAAACGAAAATTTCAGGAAAGAAGATTTAGAAGAATTGGAGGATGGCACAAATTTCAGAAAAATAGCAGATGAAGTCATAGAAAAAATAAATAAGAATATAAATAGATTTTTTGAAGCTAATAATTTAGAAAATAACACATGGGATTACGATGAAGAAAATTGTATAAGCGGAAATGTTGGAATGTATATATATGAAGATGAAGAGAATATCAAAAAAGCCGATATGATATATGGAAATAATATATTTTTTTCTGATGAAAATAATAATGATATACAAGACCAAAGTTTCATATTAATTACATTTAGAAGACCTGTTGAAAAAATAAGAGAAGAAGCTAAAAAACATGGACTTACTGCAGAAAAAATATCTCAAATTGTAGCTGACAATAATACAAATGAACAAGTTGGAAATAAAGATGAAGTAAGAGATGAACAAGGAAAAGCTTTATGTATTTTGAAATTATACAAAAAAGAGAAAGAAACAACTAGAATACAAGAAAAAACAGTAATAAATGGTAATGGAGAACCTGAAACGATTCAAGAAGAAATTAAAGAAAAGAAAGTAACAGTACATATGATGAAATCTACTAAAAATGTGATATATGTACCAGAAACAGATTTAGGGCTTACTTTATATCCAGTAGCATTAAATACTTGGATAAACGAAAAAAATAGCATACGAGGAAGAGGAGAACCTCAGGATAAGATTGTAAATCAGATAGAAATTAATAAAACAATGGCAAGAAGAGATATTGCAATTGCATTAACAGCTTATCCTAAGGCCGCTTATAATAGTAATATGATCGAGAACCCTAATGCTCTTGATAAAGTTGGAGTTGCTATTGAAGTAAAAGATAGATCTGTTCAAAATGTAAAAAATGCCATAGATTATTTACAACCTGCTCAGGTTAGTCCAGATGCTAAGAATTTTTGCGATGAATTAAGCCAAAAAACTAAAGATAACGCAAGTGCTAGTGATTCTGCGTTAGGTAATATAAATCCTGAAAAAGCAAGTGGTCGTTCAATTATAGCCGTGAGAGATGCTGCTGCTGTTCCAATAAATGTACATGTAGCACGAAAGAAAAAATTTTATGAAGATATTGGAAGAATATTATTTGATTTTATGCAAAATGTTGATGTTGATGGTCAACGAGTAATAATTAGTAATGTTGATGAAGAAACTGGTCTATCTAGTACTAATGTTGAGCAAATACCTTATGAGATTATGCAAAAGTTAAAAGTAGGCGTAAAAGTAAATGTATCACAAACAGACCCATTTTCTATATTAGCTATGGAAGAAATGTGGGACAGTTTATTTGAAAGACAAGCTATTACTTTTGAGGAATGGGTTTCAGGTTTAACAAATAATTCAAAGTATAATAAAAGTAAATTAGAAGAAATTATTAAGAAACGTAAAGAAAAAGAGAAAGAGATGGCTTTAATTCAACAACAAATTACAGAACAACAATCTCAAATATCTGGAATGTTACAAGATAAAAATAATCAAGAAATAGCTAATATAGCTAGTGATATAGATACACAGCAAAATCAATTATTAGGAGGGCAATAAAATGAAATGTAAAAATTGTACTTTAATTGAGATGAGAGTAATGGTAAGAAATGACAAAGAAGTAGTATACTATTGCCCTAAATGTCATGAAATAGCAAAAATTAGTATAGATGAAGAACAAGATATATTAGACAAAGAAAAACAAGTTAAATAACACCTTAGGGTGTTTTTTATATGTCTCAAAACATGTTCTGAGATTAAACAGATAGTCATGGGATTTTAATTAATAGTCGACAGACTTTAAATTGGGAGAAATTATGGAAGAAAATGAAAGTATAGTTGAAGAAACTATCGTTGACAACGGCGAAACAGTTGGGAATGCTGAAGTTGAACAAGAAAATGTTCAAGATGCTCAACAAGAGCAATCAGAAGAAGTTGTAGATACTACAACTAATTCAACACAAGAAGTTCAGAGTGAAGAATCTGAACCCAAATCACATTCTAGGATGTATACAGAAGAAGAATATCAAAGAGCAATAAACAAGATAATTGCTAGAGAAAGAGGAAATAAAGAAAAAGAAATAAATCCCTTACTAGCAACTTTAAAAGCTGTTGGTTTTGACGGTAAGACTCCTCAAGAGGTTAATCAAAAGCTACGTCAAAATTATAAAGACCAAGGAGTTAACTTGCCAGATTACAAAGAAAATATGTCTGAAAGAGAACAAAAGGCTCTTGCTAAATTAGATGCTGATGAAGTTATTGAATTAGGAGAACAAGCAATGCAGGAGAGATTTGGAGAATTGTATAGAAAATACAAGGAAAACAATATTTCTATAAGAGAACAAGAAGAAATGAATCTAATTGGTAAAGCTCATTCAATAAGATTAGCTAAAAAAGAACTTTTATCAGTTGGGGCAGACCCTAATATTGTAGAAAGTGATAAATTTAAAAAGTTTGCACAAAGATACGCTGATAATGTTTCTGTAAAAGAAATTTATGAAGATTATAAAGAAAAGTACGGAGTCAAACCAAGTAAACCAGCAAGTGCAGGAAGTGTTAAAACAACACATTCAGAGGCACAAACCAATTACAATGAAATGTCTAATGAAGACTTTGAAAAAGAATTACAAAGGGTAATTGGTGGAATTTAAAAAAAGAAAGGAAATGATTAATTATGCCAGCAATAAACAATTCAATATCAAATTTAAGTACAGAAAACCAAACATTTTATGATAGAACTTTACTATCAAGATTATTACCAGAATTGCATTTTTATAAAGATGCAAAAAAGAAAAAAATACCTAAGGGAAAAGGAACAAAAATAGAGTGGAGAATATTCAAATCTTTAGCTGTTCCAACAAAACCATTAGAAGAAGGAGTAACACCTGCAGGTAAAAACTTAGATATTTCACCTGTTACTGCTGAATGTAGCCAATATGGTGATTATGTAACAGTATCAGATGTATTAGATATGCAAGGAAAAGACCCTGTTATAGCAGAAACATCTGCATTGGAAGGGGAACAAGCAGCGCAACTTGTTGACACTTTAATTAGAGATACTGTAACAAGCGGAACAAATGTAAGATATGCTAATGGAAAAGCATCAAGAGCTACTTTAACAGCAACAGATGTATTAAAAGGAATAGATGTAAAAAAAGCCGTAAGAGACTTAAGAAAAAATAACGCCAAAACATTTAGTGATGGATATTTCCATGCGGTTATAAGTGCTGAACAAGCTTACGATTTAATGAGCGATACATCAGCAGGAGGATGGATAGATGCAAATAAATATACTGACAATAAACCTTTATTAAAAGGTGAAATTGGTGAGTATGCAGGTGTAAGATTTATGACATCAAGCAATACAAAAGTTGTAGATAATTCAGGGGTAGCAGTACACTTAGGAGTCATTTATGGAAAAGATTCATATGGTGTACCTGAAATTGGAGATGGAAGTGCTGCTAAACCATCTATTATAGTAAAAACAGATGGTGGAAATTCAGACCCATTAAATCAAAGAAATACAATTGGTTGGAAAAATATGTTTACTTGTAAAAGATTAGAAGAAAAAGCAATTGTAAGAATTGAAACAGGAGTAACTGCTTAGCAGTTACTCTAAATTTTATTTTAGGGAGGAAAAAATAATGATAAATCAAGAGAATAACACTCAAGAAATAATAAAACAACAAAATGTGGTACAAACAGAAGAACAAAGTAAAAAAGAACAAGAGAAAGAAGCTAAAAAAACAGCTGAAACTCTAAAGAAAGATTTAGTTGAAATAAAAATACCAATAGATCCATTAAATAAAACAGATAAAGTTGTAGATGTAATAATAAATGGATACAGATGGACTATAGAAAGAGGTAAAGAAGTAAAAGTTCCAAGAGCTGTAAAAGAATTATTAACAGATGCAAATTATATCTAAAATCACTACCAAGTAGGTAGTGTGTAGAGCATATACAATGCTTTGCACAGTGCTTATTTAAGGAGGAAAAAAATATGTATTTAAAAGATTTAAAAAATATTGCTATGCAATTAATTGATGAGTATTCGACTGAAAAGTCTCCTACAGAAGATGAAGATATTAAACAAAAATTAAATGGATTGTTTAATGCTGCTTTATTTGAAGTTGCACAAATAAAAAAGATTCTAAAGGTATATCAATTTTCAATAACTGAAGAAGTTGCAACTGAGTATAAATCAATTGGATTGCCAGATGATTTTATGGAAGAAAGAAGATTAAGATATTTTTCTTCTAATAATTCTATTCTTAGATATTATATTCAAAAAGATAAAATAAAAATACATAAATCATGTTTAGGAAATTTTGAATTGGAATATTATGCTATTCCAGAAGAAATAACAGAAGATAATCAAGATGATTACGAGTTTGAATTAGATATGGATGCTCAAATGACTTTACCATACTATGTTGCAAGTAGTGTATTAATGAGTGATGTGTCTGCTAATTATACCGCATTTGAAGCTAAATATAATGCGAAAGTAGAACAATTAATGCGAAGTGCACAAGAAAGTGAAAATAGTACAACTATTACAATCCATTCAATGTTTGCTATTTAGAAAGGAGCAAAAATGGCGACTATACCAAGTTTTACCCCAAAAACTCCCAAAACAAGAGTTTATAGTGATTTTAGAGGGGTAGATTTTACATCAGATAGTACAAGGGTTTTTTTAAACAGAAGTCCTAATTGTGTAAATATGTATAAAGATTACAAATCTAGTCTTGGTCAGGCAATAGAGACAAGACCTGGTTTTACCAATTTATTAGAGCTCGGAAATGAGATATATGGAATCCATTTTGTAAAAGATTCTTCTTTAAAAGTATTAGTTCATAGTGGTACTGAGTTATTACTTTGGAGTAATTATCCGGATAAACAATTAAAAAAGAATATGCAAGTTTTATTTTCGAATATGGCAGAAACAAAATCTAGGTCTTTTGTCTATAATAATAAACTTTATATAAATGATGGAAAAAACTATATTTTTTATAATGGTAGCAAAGTTAAAAGTGTTGATGAAATTGCGTTTATTCCAACTACGACTATTGCAAGAAGTCCAAGTGGAGGAGGAACTCTATATCAACCAGTTAATTTATTACAATCAAAGAGAAAGAATTCTTTTTTAGCAAACGGTACTGATAAAGTTTATACATTAGATTGTAGCGGATTAGATTCAGAAAAAGTTACTGCAACGGTTAATGGCGTTTCTAAAGTAGAAGGAACAGATTTTTCTGTAAATAGAGTTACAGGGGTAATAACTTTTACTACTGCTCCAAAAGCTCCTTCAACTGCTGGTCAAGATAATGTTGTTATAACTTTTTCAAAAACAGTGGCTGATTATTCAAACAGAATAAAAAAATGCTTATTAAGTTGCATTTTTGATAATAGAGTATTCTTTAGTGGAAATAACAGTTATCCAAATGCTATTTTTAATTCAATGTTAAATGATCCTACTTATATTTCTGACTTAGCTTATTATCAAGACGGAAGTGATAATATTCCTATTACATCTATATTAAGAGTAGGGGATAGTATATTGGTTATTAAGTCAGATGACCAACAAGATTCTGTTGTTTATTATCATACTCCAGAAGATATAAAAAATGGTGATACTGAGGAGACAATATATCCTACTAAGCAAGGGCTAGCTGGAATTGGATGTATTTCAATGTGGGGAAGTAAAAATTTTCTTGATGAACCTGTTTTTATATCTAAACTAGGATTAGAATGCTTTACAAAATTAAATTTAGGGTTAGAAAGAAGTATAGAGCATAAATCTAGCATGGTTGATACAAAACTTGTTAATGAACCCAATTTAGGAAATATTTACTTAGAACAGTGGCGAGGATATTTGTTATGCTTAATTAATGGACATATTTATTTGGCTGACAATAGACAAAAATATCTTAATAAAGGAACTCAACAGCAAGAGTATGAATGGTTTTATTGGGATAATATTGGAGATGTTGTTAATAATGAGTTTAAAAAAGCCGTGATTTTAAAGAATTATGATGATAACTTGTTTTTTGGTACTGAAAATGGTGTTATAGCTAAGTTTACAGATAGAGTTTATAATGATAATGGTCGAATAATTTATAGCCAATGGGAAACACCTTTTGATTGCTTTGGAAGTGAAAATCATGTGAAAACCACAAATAAAAGAGGAGGAATTGCAAATTTTAAAGCTATTCCTGGTTCAATTTGTAAGCTTAAAGAAAGAATTGATAAATCTCAGGAAAAAGAAATTACAAGATTTGTTGCAGGTGGTTTTTCATATACAGATTTTAAATATGAAGATTTTTCATATAATACATCTCAGAAAATGAGTGTTATCTATAAAATAAAGGAAAAGAAATGGACAAATATTTCATTGATTTTCTATTCAGATGAATTAAATAAACCTTTTGGGATTTTTGACGCAGTCCTAGAAGCTTTTATTGGTGGATATGTAAAATAAGGAGGATTAATATGTTTAACAAAATTACGGAAAATGTAGAAATACATCAAACATTACCTGATATCCCTAATATGACGACACAGGAGCTAAAAAGAGAGTGGGACAAAGGGAATAAAATAATAAAAGAGGCATTTAATGCTTGTATTGATGAATTAAATAAAACAATTACAAGCAGTAAAGTTCTGTATGAAAATACAACTGGTTCAAATAAAACAATAACTTTAAATGAAACAATTGCAAATTATAATAGAGCAAAAATATTTTATAAATACAATAATATTTATGGAAGCGTAGAAGTATATAACCCAAACAATAAAATAATATCTTTAAGCATTGCATTTAGTGTATCAGTTTACAATTTAGCGAGAATACAATATAAAAATATAAAGATTTTTCAAAATAAAATAACAAATGAAGGTTTTGGATATTTATCTATAAATACAGACGGTAAAACTGATGTAAATATTGAAGAAAATGCAATATATATAACTAAAATTATTGGATATAAGGAGGAAAATAATGAGTAGTTACAATATAGATGAATTAGCAAGACAAATGGGTTTTAATGATACATATTTAAATAAATTAAGAGCAAGCAATTCTTATATTTCTGAAAGTGCAAACAAAGATAGAGACATGGTAAATTCAGAATTAAATCAAACTATTTCTGATTATGAAAAAGAAAGACAAGACCAAAATAAACAGTTTATAAAAGATAGTCAAGCTGCATATGTAGATTATGCAAAGTCAATTAATCCATACTCTGTTCAGAATAGTAGCAACAACAGATATGGATTAGAAAATAGTGGCTATTCTGAAAGTTCACTAATTGGTGCTAATAATACATATCAAAATAGATATACATCAACTAAGAATAATTATGATAATATTTTTGCTAATATTAATAACAATATTGCTAAAGCTAAAGAGACTGGAAATATCGAACTTGCTAAAATAGCTAAGGAAGAGCAAGAAAGGTTACTTGAAAATTTATATAAGATTAATGATGAGTATACGGCTGAAAAACAAAGGGAAGAAGAAAAGAGAAGATATGAAGAAGAAATGGCATTAAAGAAACAGCAATGGGAGGCTGAGATGGCTTTACAAAAACAACAACTAGCAAGAGCTAGTAGCAGTAGTTCATCATCTTCAAAGAAGAGTACAACAAATGTTTCTGGAAGCTATGATGTGTCTTCTGATGTTGTTAGTAGTAACCAACAAGACTCTGAAAATCAATCATTAAGAAAATTATATGATAATTTAGTTAAAGCTAACCCAAGTAATAATTTAAGTAAACAAATATATAGAAATTTAATATATGGAGAAGTACAGAACGGACATATAACTGAGTCTGATGCATCTGCGTTATTTGATGAATTTAATTTATAGGAGGCATATATGTCTTGGGAAGATTTTAAAAAGGAAAAACAGCAAAATTCTTCTTGGGAGGAATTTAAAAAAAGAAAAGAAACTCAAAGCAATTCAATTTCAACTTCAAATGATGAATCTTTATTAGATAAAGCTCAAAATTTCATGAATACAACAAGTAATAAAATATCCGATAATATAAATAATACTTTTCAAAAGTTGTCTAGTTTAAAACAAACTAATCGTATTACAGATGAACAAATGCAAAAGCTAGCTCTGCAACATGCCAAAGAACAAACGGCAAATTCAGAAGATAAAATAAACCGAAATATTAGTATTAATAAATATAATCAAAGCAAGCAAGAGGAAATTCAAAGATTATTAAATAGTATTCCAGAAAAAAATGACAATATTGGTGTAACTAGTAATAATACAAGTGATGTTAATCAACGTAATATTAATAGTAATACTACTGCTCCAATTAACAAATCATTATTTCAAAAAGTACAAGATTTTGCTAAAGAAAAAGAAATTATTCAAGAACCTGAAAAAGGTAATATATTACAAAATATAGGTGGTTCATTAGCGGATATTGGATTAAATTTTACCAAAGGAATATTAGATGTTCCTGAAAATTTATCTGATTTATATTTACACGGTATTGCACTTGGCAAAGATATTAAAAATAATAATATAAATAGTATAGCAAATGAATTACTTAATGCCAAACCATATGGAAACTATAGTACTCTTTCTCAAAATAGTTTAAAGGAAGATTCTCAGCCAAAAACAAATGTTACAGACATGGATATATACAATTCTATTCATAACAAGCGTGATTTTTCAGCAGATGAATTGCGAAATTTTGCTTCAAATGAAAATTATTACAATTTAATGGGGTTACAGAGAGTTGAAGATAAGGTAAATAATTATTCTTATTTAGGTAACACAAGTGATGAAGTATTTAGGTCAATTGGATATACTGCTGGAATGGCTGTTGCTGGGGCACCTTTAAGCGAGACAGTGGGATTGTCAAATTCTGGTAATATTCCAATTTCCCTTGGAAAAATACATTTGGATATGCCCATTTTATCATTATTAGGAGGTAGCGCAAGTTCCTTAAATGAAACATATCAAAGTGACAAGTCTAATAAAACTAAAACTGGACTATTGCAAACTTGGATCAAAGCTATCAATGGTGGATTAACAGAGGGCTTTACAGAAGGTATTTTTGGAATGTATGGAGTTGGGGGAAGTTCTATTGAAGATAGTGCTCAAAATTATATTTCTAAAAAAATTGCTCAAGGAGCAGGACAAACATTAGCAAGCTTGGGATTGTCAGCAACTGGCGAAGCAACAGAAGAATTAGTTTCTTATATGTTAAATTATATTACTGATCATAGTTTGGATACTATGTTTGGAACACAAAATGCCAGTGAGTGGAATTGGGAAGATGTAGGAAAATCTATGGCCAGTGCTTTTGCAAGCACATTAATTTCACAAGGTTCTACTCAAACACTCCAATCTATTGCAAATAAATTTAATAGTAATACGCTATATAATAATGCTATAGATTTGGCTGAGCAACAACTTGGCAGAAAATTAAATTCAAATGAAAAAAGTGAAGTTAAACTTCAAATACAAGAGATTCAAAAGCAAGTTAATAATAATTTAGAACCCAAAAAAGAAGAGACTAAAGATACAAAAACAAATAAAAATGATAAACAAGCTAAAAATTTAATTGATATATTAAATGCTAGTGCAAATTTACAACAAAATGTGACAAATAATCAGTCTATATTGTCTAATCAACAAATTACACAAGCAGATAATAAAATCGTTCAAAATGGAATTTCAGCTGAGACAAATGAAATGTTAAACAATAATCAACTTCCAATGTTAAATTATCAATATGAAAATACTAGTAATGAGAAGATAAATAATTTAAGACAAGATGCAAACAAATATTTTAATAATTCTGAAAAAGCTAGAAACTATGTAAATATGCTAGAACAAATCATAAAGGATAAAAATGTTGATATAAGATTAGATGCAAATTTGAAAACACCAGATGGAAGAATGGCAAATGGTTCTTATTCAGATGGAGTGATAACAATAAATCCCAACTCAACAAAAGCAGGAGAATTTATTGCAGTTCATGAATTAACACATGCGATTGGCAATGATTCTATGAGAAATATAATAGAAACCTATAGAAAGAGTAATACAGTATTTAATGCTGCAGTTGAAAATCTTTTACAAAATTATGACTCAACAGAGTTAACAGATGAAGCTTTATCTGATGTTTCGGCACAACTTTTTGGAAATCAAGAGTTTATTTATAATGTTTCACAAAATAGTCCTAACATCTTCAAGAGAATTTATAATGAAATAAAGTATTTATGGCATCAATTTAGAGGCTATAAAAATCAAGACCAATTCATAGATGATTTATATTATAAATGGACGCAAGCTTATAATAGTAATAATAAATTAAATGATGCAAGTAATTATTCTATTGCAGGTAAACAAGGGATGAAAAATGCAATAAAAGCTGATACAAGCAATTTAGTTCTTGAAAGAAATTATAATAAGGCTCAACAAATGCAAAAAAATGGTGTTGATAATGAAACAATAAGACAGTCAACAGGATGGTTTCAGGATAGAAATGGTGATTGGAAGTTTGAGTTTTCTGATAAAGATATGTCACTGAAAAATATTAAACTAGAAAAAAATAAAACATATGAGTTGGGTAACTTATTAGAACATGATACTTTATTTACAGTGTATCCTCAATTAAAAAATATTGAAATTCAGTTTAGAGAACTAAATGGTGCTAATGGCAAATATTCTGTTTCAAATAATAATATAATTATAAATAACAAATTGATTGGAAATAGCCCACAAATTGAAGGAACTCTTATCCATGAAATACAACATGCAATTCAAAATATTGAAGGTTTTGAAAACGGTGCTAGCAGTAAGAAAAGCAAACTTGCATATTTTGAAAGCTTAGGAGAAATAGAAGCTGATGACACCAAAAAAAGATACCTATTAGAAAAGAATGGTAAAATAGACAGAAACACTATCGAACCGGAATCTTCCAAAAACAATCCACAACATTCAAAATTAAATAATTACTTAAAAAATAGAAAACTTCTTGATAAAATAAAAGACACCATATATAATTATTCTAATAGTGAAAACAAGAAAGGCGGAGATAACTATGAAATTTATCAAGAAGATATGGCACAAAATAATCAAGAAAATAGCAGATTGGTATTTGCAGAAACCAATGGAAATAATAGATCCGATGGAACCTTGGGAAATAGCAGAGTTGAAAATGGAAGAAAAAATGGAGAGAAAATACAAGAAATTGACAAAAAAATACAAGAAAGACATGAAAAAACTAAAGAAGCAACACATGAAAATGAAGAAAAAAATAATAGCAAAGTATGGAACAATAGAAGACTAGAAGAATCTGAAAATAATTCAGGTTCTTTTTCTTTTGATAAAAATGCTAAAAGATATGAAGATTTAGAGTCTGCTAATATTGTAAAATTTAATAAAAAAACAGATGGTACAATAAATATTGAAATATCAAATAATAATGAATTGATAAATCAATTTACTGTAACTTCAAAAGAAAATGCCTCAAAACAATTAGGAAATAATATTGCAAATTATATATATGATAATGCAACTGAAACTATCAAAACTATAAATTTAAAACAAACTGAAACTACAAAAGTTCAAGATACGTCCCATAAAGGAAAACAATTAGAAATCATAAAAAATATTAATCCTCTGCTAGATGATTATCATACAGGAATAAGAAATATTGAAGACATAAAAACATTTGACGAGGTAATAAATGATGATGGTGAAAGCTTTGCTTGGGGAGATTTTTCAAGAGAAGACGCTGAAAGAGCATTAAAAGATGGAAAAGTAACTGTATATAGTTCATATCCAATAAAACAAGGAACTTTTGTTTCTACTTCAAAAATACAAGCAGAAGAATATGCTGGAGGAAGAGGAAATAAAGTATATTCAAAAACAATTCCATTAGATTCTGTTGCATGGATTAATGGAGATGAAGGTCAATATGCTAATGTAAAATCCACACAAGAATCATCTTTCTCAAAACAAGATAATAAAGGAAGAGTATTATCTAACCAACAGCAAGAATATTTTAAAAATAGTAAAGTACGAGATGAAAATGGAAAATTAAAAGAAGTATATCATGGTTCAAACACAGACGGAATAACTATATTTAACTTAGAAAAAACAAGTGAAGATAATGTATTTGGAAAGGGATTTTATTTTACTGATAATGAACTTATGGCAGAAAGCTATGCTGAGGAAGCTGTTGATTTTAATGGTGGTGGAAATAAAAAAATATATAAAAGTTATTTAAATATAGAAAATCCATTTCTGGTTGAAGGAGAGACTACAGCAAATTTAGCCAATAAAATAAAAGAAATAGATCCTTCAGCCGATATAATAGATACTGAATATGGTGTTGCGTCTACAGAAAAAATGACTAAATGGCTTCAAAACAATGGTTATGATGGAATAGAAGTAGATTTAGATAAAAAAGACGGCAAATATTATATAGTTTTTAGTTCTAATCAAATAAAAGACGTTGCTAACCAAAGACCAAGTACTAATTCTGATATAAGATATTCAAGGAATAATAGTAAATGGCAAAACTATTTAGAACAAAACTATAAATCAGAAGGTACAAGAACTAATCTAGAAGAAATAAAAAATAGAAATTTAGCTCCAGTAGCAAATAATTTTACAAACTATTTAGAAAAACAAAAAAATAATAATTCTAAAGAAAACATAAATCTACCTTATAGAAACAGTGATAAAATAGCGAATGATAATACTATATCTGATTTAGATGCAATTAGAGAAGAAGCACGTAAAGCAAATTCTCCATCACTTGAAGCAACCAATAATACAGCTAATAAACTCACAAATAATGAAAATCAATTGATAAGTGCAACAATAAGTTCTGTAAATAAACAAAGAAGGAAAGAAAATGTTAGTTTATCTCAAATAAAAGATACACTAGCTCAAAAGTTTGTAAATAAAGGTCACTATATAGATAAATTAGCTAAAGAAACAGGCAATAAAAAATTAACTTATTTATATGATAGAACAATGAATGCATTTAATGAAGCTCAAATTTCTATTGGAGATAAACAAATAATCTCAAATGCTGCTGGAACAGATGTAGAAGTTGTTGGTAAATCTATTATAGATATATTTTCTGAAGCGGACAAAGCTAATTTGTCAAGTGAGTTTGATGACTATTTATTGAACAAACATAATATTTCAAGATTTGCATACGAAAAAGGTATTTTTGGAAGTGAAGTGTCTGCAACAGATTCTGAAATTACTGTTAATGCTTATGAAAAAAAATATCCTAAATTTTATGAATGGTCAAAAGAAGTAAGCAAATATAATGATAACAATTTAAAGGATTTAGTTAGAAATGGTTTAGTTTCGAATGAAACTTATAATAAATTGCGTGAAATGTATAGCGACTATGTTCCTACATTTAGAGATATAACTGAAAGTATTACACAATACCAAGATGATTTGGTAGGTAACAATACTTTAAAAAAAGCTACTGAAAGCGATAAAAGTATTTTGTCTATAAAAGAAAGTATGGCAGAACAAACGTTAGCAATAAAAAAAGCCATCAGAGTAAATAAATTGGGAGTAGAACTGTATAAAACATTAGGCAAAGAATCAAAAATAAATAATAATAACATTGTAAGTGGAATTGAATTCGATCCAGTTGCAATTCAATCATTAGCAGGTGATGTAATTGCAAAGGCAAAAGATGGAACTAATACTTTTATGATTTTTCAAAATGGTGAAATGACAGAATTTAAGATAAGTGATGAATTGTACTCTGCTTTTGCAAAAGATACTTTACAGAATAAAATTAATAGCAGTACTGTTGCAAAAACATTATTGACTCCTATTGAGAAACTTTCTAATGCTCAAAGAGAATTATTAACCACATACAGTATTGGTTTTGCATTTAATAACCCTATAAAGGATTTTCAAGATGCCGTATTTAATACTAAGTATAGTTCTGCTCAATTTCTAAAAAATTATACAAAAGCTCTCTATAATATTGGAACAGGTGGTTCTTGGTATAAAAATTATAAAGAAAATGGTGGAACAGCAAATACATATTTTGATTATCAAAAGGGAATATTACCAAACAAAAATAAAAGATTTGGAGACAATATAAAAGTTGTAAATGAAATTCTTGAGCAAGCTCCAAGATTAGCTGAATATATATCTACAATTGAAAATGGAGGAAGTATAGATGAAGCGCTATATAATGCCGCAGATATAACTACTAATTTTAAAAGAGGTGGAAATATTACAAAAGTGGTTAATAAATATGGAGCAAATTTTTTAAATGCTTCTGTGCAAGGACTAGATAAATTTTACAGAAATCTCTCTGGTCAAAATGGATGGAAAGGTTATGCTAATTTAGCTGTTAAAGCAATTGTATGGCAAGTAGCTCCTGCTATTTTAAATGGATTATTATTAGGAGACGATGATGATTATGATGATTTACCTGAATATACCAAAGATAATTATTTCTTATTTAAAATAGGAGATGGTAAATTTTTCAGAATACCTAAAGGAAGAATATCAAGTGTTGTTGGAGGAATTGCTAGAAGAGCATTAGAAACTACAGAAGGTAAAAACGTTGACTGGAAAGCGTTGATTGATACAACAATTAATCAAATGGCTCCTAATAATCCATTTAAAGATAACCTTATTGCACCAATTTTACAAGCAAAAAGAAATACAGCATGGTATGGTGGAGAAATTGTAAGTAGTAGATTGCAAAAGTTACCTATTGCTGAACAATCTGATGAATCTACAGATAAGTTAAGCAAATTTTTAGGAGAAAAGCTAAATATTAGTCCTAAAAAAATCAACTATGTACTTGATCAATATAGTGGTGGCATAGGAGATGTTATTTTACCAATGCTGACACCTCAAGCAGAAAATAATATTTTAGAAGACAAATTTACTACTGACTCAATAATGAAAAACAAACATGTAAGCCAGTACTATTCTTTACTAGAGGATTTAGAAAAGAATAAAAACTCTGAAAAAGCAACTGATGAGGATAAGTTAAAGTATATGTATTTATCTGGAAGTTCGAAAGACCTGGGAGAATTGTATCAGGAAAAACGTGATATACAAAATTCCGATTTATCTGATAAAGAAAAGAAAATACAAGTTAGAGATATACAAAAAGAAATAAATTCTATTGTAGAAGAAAAATTAGAAAATGTAGATTCTATTCAGAAAAATGATGATACTGCAACTATTGGTAATGAAAAGTATTATAAATATAAAGGCGAGTGGAAAAATGTTTCTGATGAAGAAGCGGAAAAAATTAAAGGATTATCTTTAAACACTTATGCTAATTACCAAAATAAAGTTGCAGAATTGTTAGCAGAGAAAAAGAAAGAAAATAAAACTATTACTCAAAGGGATAAAATAAAAATACTTGCAAATTCTGATTACAGTAGCAATGAAAAAGATAAAATATATAGTCAAATAATAAATACAGACGATGACACTTATAAAATTTTAAATAAATTAGACAATAGCAAAAATATTATTAATCAATATTTAGATTATTTGCAAACTGATTTAAAAGCCGACAGAGAAGATGATGGTACAAATAGTGGAAAAGCAGTTTTTGGAAGCAAAAAACAGAAAGTTTACAATTATATAAATAGTATAGAGAGTAAAAATATGTCTTATATTCAGAAACTTTATTTAGCTGGGATAAATACAACTTTAAGCTCAGCTGATAAAAAGAAGTTATTTAATTTGATTAATGAAAATTCATCTCTTAGTAAATCTGAAAAGCTCAAAGCTTTTAGTAAATTGCAAGGCTTTACTGTATATAAAAGCGGTAAAGTTACCTGGTAAAAAATATACATATTGTAATACAAAATGCAATATATACTTGTCGCTTTTTGTCTTATAAAATAATATTGGTAATTTAACTTGCCAATTTGTTAAAGGAGAAGATAAGAAAATGACAAATTTGAAAAAGAATGCAATAGAAAATATAAAAGGGCAATATTTTAGTGAAGGAGCATATTTGATGTTTTTTTGCATAATATCTTCTTTTTTGTGTATTGCAATGCTAATAATTGCATTTAAAAATATTAATAGTATAGATAATGAATCTGGATTAATATTTTTAATATTTAGCATAATTTTTGGATGTAGTGCTTTTTTCTTTGGGAAACCTGCCATTACTTCATTACACTATTATTATAATCCTCATGAATGCAACATTTGTCGTATATATGGTAATATTGATAATATCATAGACGAAATAAATAAAACTTATTGGCATGATGATCCAACAATGGTTATTTCCAAAAATTATATAATCTCAAAAGTTGATTATAGAAATTTGTTCTTATATGACAATATATTAGGAATTTATATACAACAACATAAAACTAATTATATTACAGACAAATATAAATTAGTAGTTACAGACAAATATAATAACATTGCTGAATTTTGTTATTTGCCACAAGATAAAATGACGATGGAAGAAACTTATTCCATATTAATTAAAAGATGTAAAAATGCTAAATTTGGATATACTCCAGAAACACTTCAGTATATAAAAAATAACATTAAAAATATATAAAATATAATTAAAAGCACTTACAGAAATGTAGGTGCTTTTATAATGGAGGTTAAAATTGAAAATAATTATAGATGAAAACAGAGAAGTTTTAAAAGAGACTAATAAAATAGGAAATGATTCAGAAAACAAAGTCGAAGTATTAGAATTTGAATTTCCAAAACAATATACTGCTTTTACTAAATATATAGAGTTTCAGATAAAAAATGAAAAATATGTCGATTTAATCGAAAATGACCAATATGTCATCACTAGAGCAATTGCTAAATATGGAAAAATCAAAGCACAAGTTGTATTGAGAAATAGTTTAGATAACGATGTTGCTGTATTCAAATCTAATATTTTTGATTTAAAGATATCTAATAGCCTTAATGCTACTGAAGATGTTCCGACAGAATATCCAACATGGATTGATAATTTAACAAAGTTAAAACAAGATTTAGAATCTTCTGAAAGCGAAAGAATATCAAATGAAGATGAAAGAATATCAGCAGAAGAAGAAAGACAAGAAAGCTTTACAGAAATGCAAAAGACTGTTGAAAATGCAGCAAGCAGTATAAAAGATTTAAAAGAAGAATACAACTCAAATGCAGAAAAAGAAACAAAGAAATTTAATGATAATGCATTAGAGCAAACAAAGAGCTTCAATGAAAATTCTGGCACCAAATTAGCAGAATACAACAAGACTCACACTGATAAAATAAAAGAATATGACGATAATCATAATGCAAAAACAAAAGCATTTGATGATAATGCTGCTACTAAATTAAGTGAGTACAACAAGAACGATGAAGCTAAAATTAGCGCATATAATGCAAATGATAAGGCTAAAACAGATGCTTACAATGCTAATGATAAAGCCAAGACTGATGTTTATAACAATAATACAGCATTAAAAGAAAAAGCTTACAACAATAACGCATCAAATAAAACTGAAACATTCAATTCTAATGCTGAGAGCAAACAAAACGAATACAATCAAAATGCTGAGAATAAGTTAACTGAATATAATCAAAATGCAAAAGAACTAATCAATAAAGTTGAGCAAGTTCAAGCAGAAAATGAAGCTCTAAAAGCTGAAAACAAGCTAATTAAAGAGCAAATACCAAGTGCGAGCGTGAGTGGAAATAGTGTGCACATAGAAGATAGTTCTAATCTTGATTTTAATTGGAAGATTAGAGGTAGGCATTATCAAAAACAAACAATTCAAAACGATAATCTTTTAATTTTAGAAGATACAACTATAACAAAAAATGGTATTACATTAACAATTAAAGATGGAGTAATAACAATAAATAGAACTTCAACAGCATCAACCAATATAGACTTCAAGATAAAGAAGAAATTAAAAGCAGGAACTTATTGGCATATGGTTCAGAGAATTGGTGATGCACCGAGTGGAAATGTAGGCTTTCTTGTAATGAAATCGGGTGGCGTAATAGCAACAATTAACGGTCGTGGTGGTGCCTCATTTACTTTGAACGAAGATACAGAAGTGTTTTATAGAATTTGGACTGATAAAAATAATATTATATCTAATGTGGCATATAAATGTTTAATAAGCGAAGGCTCAGATTCAAAACCGTGGGTGCAAGGAATACCAGATAGTCCAAGCGTAGATTACCCATCTGTGATTGAAACAGTAGGAAGTAATGTGAATTTATTTGATGGCGAATTAGAATCAGGGTCATTAGCGAATAACACTGGACAAAATTATGCTAATGCAAAAAATACACGTTCAAAAAATTATATTGCTGTTGAGGAAAACACTACATATGTACTTTCAGATAATATAAAAGGTTCTTTCATAGTACACGCTTATGATGAAAACAAAAATTGGCTATCAATGATAGGGGCACAAAATTATACAGGACAATATATATTTGTTACTCCTCCTCAAACATCTTATATAAGATTTAGAACAAATGAAACTGATTTAACTGCAAAGATAAAATTAGAAAAAGGTACAAAAGCATCACCTTATTCGCCACACCGGAATGGGTAGTGCAAAAGTGACTGTTGAAAATAGTAACTTGTTAGATTTTAATGTTGAACAAAACAGCAAAGTAACAGTAAACAGCAACGGAACACTAACAATAAACGGAACAGGTGGATTTAGTTTAAATATAGATAAATTACAGTTAAAAGCAGGTATCACATATTATCAAAAAGTTGAGCTGATAAGTGGAAGTATTTCTGGTTCAAATATAAACAATACTTTTCTTAGTTTTGCTGGCTCCGGAGCATGGATTTCAAGTATAAACTTTTCACAAACAATTTTAAATGAAGATACAGAAAAAACATCTATCTGGGTAAATGCAAGTGCTATATTTAATAATGCAGTAATAAAAATATGGGCAAATACTGACGAGAGTGATTTTATATTACATCAATCTCAAACAGCAATAATGCCAATTCAACAAGAAATGCTTGATGGAGATTATACTGCAGACGTAGAGCATCACGAGTGGGGAAAAGCAATTTTAAGTGGAAATGAGGATGTTATCATAGATGGAACGTATTCAGGAATTACACAATTTAAGATTGCAATATTAAATGTAAAGAAACAATCAAATCCTTCAGAGATATGTGTATTATCAAATTATTTTTTAGGAGTGGAGTGGAACAACTCATGGACAAAAAATAATAGCATTGTGAATAGAAGTGATAATTCAGTAAGAGTTATGACAAGCAAATATACGACTATAGACGGATTTAAAGCTTTGCTAAAATCAAAATATGATGAAGGAAACCCAGTAGTAATTTATTATAAATTGGAAAAAACAATTAACTTAGAACTAACAGAAGAGCAAAAAACAGTAAGAGATACTAAGTTATATACATATAAAAACATAACAAATATAAATGTAAGCGATGAATTAGCAAGTGTAGAAGTAGAGTACAAGAAAGACCAGGACACAATAAATAAAAATTATGAGAACAGATTAGCAGCTTTAGAGGCTGCTAGTATTAGTTAGGAGGAAACTATGTTTGAAATAATAAAAAGTGTAATTAGTAAAAAAGATTACAAATTAGAAGATATGCTTTATAAAATAGCAAAAATGTATATCGAAGGAAGAATAACAGAAGCAGAAAAGAGCGAGTTAGACAATCTAGCTCGTTCAAATGCTAGAGCAGAAAACAGTTATGACATGCAAAAACAATTAGATAATCTAGAAGCAAGAGTAAAAGCATTAGAAGAGAAAAGCACAACAGAAGAGCCATCAGAGCCTGCTGAGAAATATCCAGAGTATGTGCAACCAACCCGGAGCACATGATGCATACAAAGTTGGAGATAAAGTAACATTCAACGGAAAAAAATACATATGTAAGATGGATAATTGTGTGTGGAGTCCTGATACTTATCCTGCAGCATGGGAAGAAAGCGAGGAATAGTATGAGTGAGACAATTCTCGTAGCAATTATAACAGGAGGGCTATCTCTAGTAGGGGTAGTCTTTTCAAATATGTCTAGTAATAAAAGAATAGAAAATGCATTAACAACTCAACAAGCAGTAACAGACACTAAATTAGAAGAATTAACAAGAGAAGTAAGAGCACACAATAATTTTGCACAAAGAGTACCGGTTTTAGAAGAGCAAATGAAAGTTGCAAATCATAGAATAGAAGATTTAGAAAGGAAGTAATAGTTATGAAACAAGCATGGGAAGATTTAAAAAGTTTTGTAACAATAGCAATGATATTATTATTGTTTGTTATTGTAATAGCAAATTTATTTGGAGCAGTATTAAGTGAAACAATACTAGTATTAGTAACAAATTTAGTAACAGCTGTATTTACATATTATTTCAGTAAAGGAAAGACAGATAAAACAGAAGTAGACAAGGAGGACTAGTGATGGAAGATAATGTACAAATAGAAACAATAGAGTTTAAAGAAGAACTATATCAAAAGAATATAGCAGAAAATGATTTTTCTAATTCAGAAATAGACGGAATAGGAGATGATGACAATGCAAATAACTAAGATGTTAGTGCCAGAGAACAAATATAATATAAAATGTCCTTACGAAATGACTCCAGAATTTATCGTCATACATAACACAGCAAATGATGCATCAGCAATGGCAGAAATATCATATATGATAGGAAATAATAAGAAAGTATCTTTTCACTGTGCAATAGATAATACTAGAATTGTGCAAGGTGTGCCATTTAACCGAAACACCTGGAATGCTGGAGATGGAGGAAATGGCAACGGAAATAGAAAAGGAATATCTCTTGAAATCTGTTATTCTAAATCTGGAGGAGAAGACTTTGAAGAGGCTGAAAAGTTAGCAGCAGAATATACAGCATATCTATTAAAACAGCATGGTTGGGGAATAGATAAGGTAATGAAACATCAAGATTTTGCAAATAAATATTGTCCACATCGTACGCTAGACATGGGATGGCAAAGATTTTTAGACATGGTTAGTTCTTATTTAGAAGATAAACCAAAAAATGATGAAAAAATAGAAAGTGGGAGTGATGAACCAGTGAAAACATATCAAAATGGAAGTACAACAGAAGTTGTATATGCAGATACAGCTTGTACAAAAAGAATAGGAAGTTTGGATCCAAGAGAAAGATGTGATTGTTTTGGAATATTTAATGACAGAGCAATGGTAAGATATAATGTTAGTGGAACTTCAAACTACAAAATAGGATTTTGCAAATGGCTTGGAGGAGTACGATAAGATAAAAAATAGGCGGACTAGTATACCTAGTCTGCCTTGTGAATTTTATTAATTTTTTTGGGCAATTTCAATAATTTCAACTAATAAATTGTGCATTCTATCAATAAACGAATGATACCCATTAGTTTGTGAATCCATTTGATTAAAAGTTTCTAAATAATTATTAGATAAATTTGAAAGTGCATTTGCAACAGGATTACTTTCTGATAGTTCATTTATAATTTCAAGTTCTATCTTTTTTTCATTTTCACTTCTTGGCGTTGAAAAATCTTTTTTTTCATAAAAATCTTTTAATCTTATATAAGTATCAAGATTCTTTTCTTCAATCATATGTCTAAGTTTCATAATTTTATTCCTCCTTTTTTTCTACACTATATCACATTAAAATTAAAAATATTGTCAAAATTTGTCGAAAAAGATAAAAATAAATTTTAAAACAAAATTTGAACCATAAAACTATATTAACTAAAAATAAAAACGGCTTAAAATGGATTGTTATGACTCGATAAAAAAGTAAAATTTGCTGAATTTTACTTAATTTGACAAAAATAAAATTTTAAAATAAAATATTGCAAAATCATAATTTTATGATAAAATATTGTTGGGGGAAATACAAAATGTTTAAAATGGCTGGTTTAGTACTAAAGACAATAGTAACAATATTAATTGTATTTTCGGTACCGTTTATTATACCGTTATTTTTAAAGTTATTATTGAATTGGGGAGCATTTGAAAATTTAGAGGAACTAAAAGAGATAATAAGTATTTTAAATAATAAATATACATTGATATATATATGTATTGGAATAACGCTAATAGGAATTTATTTTCACAAGTGGGATGGTTTTAAAGTTGTAACATTAGATTTGTTAAAAGGAATGAAATTAAAATTTGAACATGGCGAAAACTCATTATCTGCTGAATTGGCTAAGGCAGAAGTTCATGAAAGCGAAAAGAAAAAAGAAGCTGTCTCAGAAATTTTGGATTCCAACAAAGATATAGATACAACGGTATTCAACCAAGAAGTAAGACAAGCGTTAGGAATACAAGGAAAGAAAAATAAAAATACAAAATGCAATGAATGTGATAAAATAGAAATTATACAAGAAAATGTAAAATTAAGAAATTTTGCAGCATATAATATGTTGAATAGAGATGCAAGAACAGCACTACATGTTATATACAATGAGAATTATATGAAAAAAGAAGAATTTAAAAGTCAGATAATAAAAGGATATAAAAAACGAAATAAGAAGAATATAAAATTAGCAAGACAAGATATAAATAAAATAGCTCAAAATAAATACGACACAATTTATGATGGTCTAAAATTTTTAAACATAATAGAACCTTCTGAGGATGATACAATAATTAAGCTTACAAAAGAAGGAAAAGAATTTGTTGAAAAATATATAGAAAAAGAGGAAGAGGTGGTCTAGTATGGAAATTAACGCAACAAGAGTTGGTCAATACTTCTTATCCAAAAATCAAGATTTGACAGATATCCAAATTCAAAAATTAGTATATTATGCATACTCGTGGTACATGGTATTACACAATAGTAAAAAAATATTCAATGAACAACCAGAGGCTTGGATTCATGGACCGGTTTTTAGATCTCTTTTTGAGAGCATGAAAAGATATGAAGTATTTTCGAATTTAAGTGAAGTTGAAAAAATAGGAGAATCTAATGCACATTTTTTAGACAAAATATATGATGTATATGGAAAATATTCAGGAAATATTTTAGAAAGAATGACTCATTCAGAATCACCCTGGATAAAAGCAAGAAAAGGATTAAAGCCATATGAACATTCTCAAAATAAAATCAAAGATAGAGATATAATTGAATGTTATAGTAAATAAAAAAGAAAGAACTAGCACAAACTAGTTCTTTTTCTTTTAGAATATAGTCCAAAATATAAAAAGACTAGTCAAACTAATCTTTTCGATTTTATTTTTTTAATTCTTCTGGTGAATCTTTTTCAGTAATATTTAGATCATCGAGTGCATGATTTGTAGCAGCTACTACAAAAGCACTAAAACTATATTTTGTACCTGTTATTGCTTTTTCAACTCTTTCTATTGTACTATTAGGAAATCTAATTGCCTTTTGTGTTGATGATGGTATTACAGGTAATTTAAACTTTGACATATCCAACAAATCCTTTCTTTATTTATTGTTATTATATATTGCAAAATGCAATGCGTATATATTACATTTTGTATACTGCTTTGGTATACAATTATAAGCATTATACTTTAAAAGCAAAGAAAATGTTTAAGTTTTTTATAAAAAGCCTTATTTCTTATATGAAAAATTATCATCTTTCCAATCAATGCATTTACAATCTTTATATAATATGTTATAATGAATATATTATATAAAGAAGTGAGAAAAGTATGGATAAAAATGAATTAAAAAAATATTGTATAAATATGTTTGTGAATGGAATTACACTTACAAATATAGCTAAAAGCACCGGATTTTCAAGAACATACATTACTAATCTTATAAAAAATGATAAAAAATATTTACATATTAAAGATAATAGAAAAATAAAAGTTTATAAAAGAAAGAATTATAAGCAAATGACAATACATATTCCAACCGAGTTTATAAAAGGAATAGGTATTTCAGAAAATAAAACCATCGAAGAATTTGTGAATATTTTTTATGATAGATTTAATAACCAAATAATTATCAAAAAGATATAGTGAAGTTGTATTCGCTATATTTTTTTAAACTTTTTGTTGCATTTACTGAGTAAATGTGTTAAAATATATAACTGTTAACATAAATTAAAGAAAGGAGGAAATATTATGCTAACCAAAAAGAAATTAATACCAAAGATTTTAGAAAATTACCTAGATTATTTAATTGCTATAAAAGGGTGTTCTCTTAATACTTCTAAAGCTTTTTCATCGGATATAATGTTGTTTTTTACTTTTGTACAAAAATATAAGAATATTCCCGTTTCTACTAATTCTTTTAATATTTTTATCATACTCCAAATAAAAGAATCTGATGTATTTGCTTTTTTAGTATATTTAAATTATAGTAGAGATAATAATGCATACACAAGACAAAGAAGAATTACAGCTATAAAAAGCTTTTATAAATGGATATTTTCAGTATATCCAAAAATCACCAGTCAGAAAATGAATCCAACATTAGGAATACCATTCATAAGAAAAATAGAAAGATTACCTCAATATTTAAAGTTAAGTCAAGCAAAAGAAATTCAAAATATTTTTAATCCATCAAATACGAGATTTCCAAAGAGAAACAACGCAATAATAACATTATTTCTTTCATCAGGAATAAGATTATCAGAATTAATAAACATTGATATAGCAGATATAAATTTTGATAATAATAATATTATTATATTTCGGAAAAAATAATAAAGAAAGAATAATTTATTTTAGTAATTATTGCAAAGAAAAAATACAAGAATATTTAAATACAAGAAAACCAAATGATAATAAAGCTCTTTTTATAAATAGATATGGAAATAGGGTAGGAATTGATGCCGTAGAGAATATATGTAAAAAAGCTTACAAATTATTAAAAATAAATAATTCAAATTTTACGACTCATACTTTGAGACATACAGCTGCTACAATAATGTATACATATGTGAAAGAAGATATTTTACTTTTAAAAAGTTTTTTAGGACATACGAGCATTGTAAGTACTCAAATATATACACATTTAAATAATAATGAATTAAAAGAAGCTGTAAATAAAAATCCATTAAATAATTATAAGAAGGGGGAATAGGGGTGAAATTAGATTTTGATGTTGATTCTATACGTAATAATAAAATTGAGTTATTAGACTGCCAGATTGATTTAATTTTAAGAAGTTTAGAATTTTATTGTTATACATATGAATTTATTTATCCAAGAACAAATAAATCAAAATCTACAGAAGAAAATTTAAGAATTTCGTTAGTAACAGATACTTATCATCAAATCCTTGAACAATTTAAAAAGTCTAAAACCAATAATCCAATTTTAGATCAAGATAAAAAAATTTATAAAATTTTATAAAAAAGTATTGACACATGTATTTACCATGTGTTATAAATTAATCAAGATAAGTTTTTACTTTTTTGATGTTTTGAAATAAAATTATTTTTGAAATATGAAAAGAATTAAAAATTATAATTTGCATATAAAAAGTAGCAGGGAGGATATAAAATCCTTATATTTAATTATACACAACATTGCACAAAATCAAAGTTTTGCGCAATAAGGCGTAGGAGTAAAATATATAGGCATACCATTTAATGCCTTACAACCACTTTACTTACAACCAACCCTCTTATAGCTTGCTATCAAATATCGTTTGACTAATGTTATTACTTTATATATTTAATATTGTTAGTCTTGTCCCAGATTTTTTATCTTATTTCAATTCATAATTGAATCTTAACTGATTTTATAATTTATCCTTTATAATTTTATATTCAAATTATTTTTTATATTAAAATTTTACAAAAATCTCTAAAATCTTCAAATCACTATATTTGCCGTATTTTTGCAACAACAAACTATATGTCTTTAAAATAAAAACGCCTTAAAATCGATTCTCGTGTGTCACTTTTTTGACCATTTTTTGCATATTTTAGAAATACCTGATTTATCAATATTTCACTAGCTTTATATAATATTTCTTATAAATTATATATTTAGGTTTTAAATTTTAAACATATAACTTGCTTGACTTTATATAAAATTGCCTTAAAAGCAATTTTGAAGTGTCTAATTTATAAATAATATTATTAGTTTAATAATTAAAGTCAATTCTTAAAAATTTATAAAATAATTATTGATTATATCAATAAAATATTATCAAAAATCATTTTATACAAATGTTCGGTTTGAATTTTTTGTTTGTATAAAATTATTATAAATTTCACATTGCGCAAAATTAAAACTTAATTTAAAAAATTACAAATTTCAAAATTTTATTTTAACTTTTAATTTTAATTTTTAATTTTATTTTAAATTATATTTTATATTTTATGATTTTGTTCTATAAAAATTTTTTAGAAATATTTTTTGTATATTTAGTAGAATTAAAAGATTTTGTTTTGAAAAATTTACATTTATATTATT